CGGGTACTTTGACTACAGGCTCTACACCTCCCGACGCCACAACTTTTAATTCTGCGGCGACCGGCCCTATTATTGCATATTGCTTTGCGGACATATCAGGTTATCAGAAAGTAGGTAGTTATGATGGCAATGGAAGCAGCACTGGGCCAGTGGTAGATTGTGGATTTACCCCTTCTTTTGTTATGATTAAAGCTATTACAACTGATAATGGAGGCGGCGCTTGGATAATTTATGATAGCGCAAGAAGTCCTTCAAACCCAAGAGACAAAAGATTATATGCAAATACTAATCAACAGGAGCAGCAGATAGCACAATATGATTTAGATTTTTTAACGGGGACACCAAAAGGCTTTCAGCCTAAAGATGGATCTAATTACTATGGATATAACACCTTGGGGGTAACCTACACTTTTTTAGCAATCAAATAATTTAATTTAATAATATGGAAACAACAATTTTAATTTTAATCGGATTAGTAGTTTTACTAATCGTAATAAACATAGCCTCAATATGGTTATCAAAAAAAGGTCTTACTAAAGACGAGAACAATAACATGATCCCTGACATCTTAGAGCACAAGTTTGCTCAAATGAAAAAAGATGTAGCTAGAAGAGTAGATCGTGTAGGAGAGGAGCTTAAAGACGTTACTAAGGCTATAAAAGAAGTGGGCAATCAAATCGGAGATGTTCCTAGCGCTATGCAAGGGAAAAACCGATCTGGTAAAAAATCTAAAAAAAGATGAATTACGTGCAAGATACCACAGCTGGAGAAATAAAAGTAAACTACATTTATGTTGAATCTAAAGAAAATGGATGTGACTGATATAAAAGTTTACGCTCTTACAGTAGGAGCATTAGCTACTTCAATGACTGACATTGATGTCGCACTTAAAATTCTAGCCACTATTGTTGCAATAGGATATACTTTACATAAATGGTATATAATGCATGGAAAAAATAAGTAATCACGTTTCTTATAAAGAAGGAGTTAAGTCTAATACGGCTACACGGTTGGGAATAGATAATACTCCGAGCGCCTATGAGCTGTCAAACATGGGAATATTATGTGATCACATATTTGAGCCATTAAGACAATGGGTTGGTGGACCTATAAAAATAAATAGTTTTTTTAGATGTGAAGAGTTAAACCGAGCTATCGGAGGAAGTTCCCGATCACAACATTGCCAGGGTCGTGCGATTGACCTGGATGATACTTTTGGACATAAAACAAACGCAGAGATGTTTCAGTATATTAGAGAAAATTTAAATTTTGATCAAATTATTTGGGAGTTTGGGGATGAAACTAATCCAGACTGGGTTCATGTAAGTTTTATATCCGAGAGTGAAAATAGAGGACGAGCTTTAAAAGCTGTAAGAGAGGATGGGAAAACTAATTATCAAGTTATATGAGTAAGCCGAAAAAAAAGTTTGGGCAAACTACTGTAGGAAGGCTTTTAAAAGCCTCCGTAGGGTTAATTAACCCAACATTAGGAAGTATTATCCAAGGGGATATGTCGGTGGAGCAAGTAGTTTCTTCAATTAAAAATTCAGATGCACCAGCAGAGGATAAAATAAGAGCACAAGAAATGGTGCTAGAAGCCTATGAGGCGGAAGTTGCAGATCGAGCGAGCGCCAGACAAAGAGAGATGGCAGCATTAGCGGCAGGGTCTAATGATATTCTTTTTAAAACGGTCGGATGGGGTATTACTATTTGCTTTGTAGGCGTGGTAGCAGGAGCTATTGGGTTATGGCAAATTCCCGAAGAGTCACAAAGGTTATTTGATATGGGATTCGGTGCCGTTGTAGCAGCTTTTACTCAAGTTATAGGATACTACTTTGGATCTTCAGCAGGTAGCAAGCATAAAACTAACATGATGAGTAGTGGCGAAAACAATCAACTATAGTTCTTTTCAAGCTAAATCTAAAGTTAGACGTCCAGGCGTTCATTCAAAGACAAAAACTTCAGCGCTAAAGTCTTCTAAAAACTATCGCAAAATCTATCGAGGGCAAGGGCGTTAAATTATTTGTATCTTTATATTTAAATTAAATTTAATCTAATGGACATCCGAAAGATTTCTGTAGGACCAGATTATAAATCTGGCGCTATGCATTACATTGTAGGACAAGAAATATTAAACGGAAAATACTTCATTCATTTAATTCAATATGTTTCTGAAACTCAATCAATTAAAATATGGATTCAGCGTAAAGATGAAATATTGTTATGGAAAGAATTTAATTCACACGTTCCTGTATCTATTGAATATAATATAAATTTTTAATGAGATCGCCATTTTATTTTATTGTTAAGCCTATGTTTGGAAAAAGATATAATAATACTAAATCTATTGCTGGACTAGATTTTATTACTAGTTCATCGGAAGAAGATTATAAGTATTCAAACAGATATGCTATAGTAAAAGAGCTCCCGCTTAACTATAAAGGGGATATAAGAATATCTGATATACTTTTAGTTCACCATAATGTTTTCAAATACTATAATGATATGAGAGGTAGGCAACAAAGTGGTAAAAGTTATTTTAAAGATGATTTGTTTTTTATAGACAATGATCAGTTCTACATGTATAAACAAAATGGCAAATGGTATAGTCATGACCGCTATTGTTTTATAAAGCCTTTAAAAACAAAAAAATCGTTTATATTCAAAAGAGGACAAGAAGAGCCTTTAATGGGAGAAATGAAATATCCGAATAAGTATTTAATTTCTCAAGGAGTTCAAAAAGGACAACACGTAAGCTTTAAGCCAGAAAGTGAATATGAGTTTGAAGTAGACCAAGAGAAACTCTATAGGATGTATGACCATCAAATAACATTAATGTTATGAGCTCAGAATTGTTAAAAGTACAAATTATAGAGGCTGGCAGAAAAGCTGTAGAGCAACTTATAAAAGTGGCCAAAGAAAATATTATTAAGCCTGATCCAGAGGATGAATTAGCTGCAGACAGATTAAAGAATGCAGCGGCTACTAAAAAGTTAGCAATATTTGATGCATTTGAAATATTAAATAAAATAGATGCCGAACAAGAAAATATAAACATGTCTGTTAATAATCAAAAGACAGACACAAAACAAGGATTTGCAGAACGAAGATCAAAATAAAATATATAGCAGTGTTATAAATTATATACCTAGCGCTATTATAAAGCGTAAAAACAAAGGACGCACTTGGTTTTATGGTTATAATGAAAAGTATGATGTAGTAGTTATTTCCAAATCTGGAAAAATAGGCGAGGTAGTAGAAATAAACGGACTACATATAGCTCTTCCACTAGTAGAAGGGGGAGTATATAAAAGATCAGAAACAAAATCAAATCAATATTGGGAGCGAAAACCTTTATCTAGAGAACTTTCTAGAATATCTTCTATATTCCAATGGAATGAAATGCCTGCTGCATTTAAAAATAAATGGGTAGATTATATAGAGGGAGAGTTTGATAGACGGGAGTTAGGATATACTTTTTATAATAACGGAAAGCCAACTTATATTACAGGAGCTCATTATATGTATTTACAATGGACTACAATAGATGTAGGGTATCCTGATTTTAGAGAAGCTAATAGAATCTTTTTTATTTATTGGGAGGCTTGTAAAGCAGACAATAGATGTTTCGGATTAGATTATTTGAAAATCAGAAGATCTGGATTTTCTTTTATGGGTTCTTCAGAGTGCGTAAATACCGGGACTTTAGCTAAAGACTCTAGAGTAGGGATTCTGTCTAAAACTGGATCAGACGCTAAAAAAATGTTTACAGATAAAGTGGTGCCTATTGCAAATAGGTTACCATTTTTTTTCAAACCGATACAAGATGGTATGGATAAGCCAAAAACAGAATTAGCTTTTAGAATCCCTGCTTCTAAAATCACTAAGAAAAACATGTACGATGTAGCCGATGATGAGCTGTATGGATTAGACACTACAATAGATTGGAAAAATACAGATGAAAACTCTTATGACGGGGAAAAGCTTTTGCTTTTAGTACATGATGAAAGTGGTAAATGGTTAAAGCCCAATAACATATTGAATAATTGGCGAGTAACCAAAACGTGTTTAAGACTAGGTAGTAAGATTATTGGTAAATGTATGATGGGCTCTACGTCTAACGCATTAAACAAAGGAGGAGCTAACTTTAAAAAACTATTTGAAGATTCAAATATAGCCAATCGAAACTCGAATGGTCAAACCAAAAGCGGGATGTATTCGTTGTTTATTCCTATGGAATGGAACATGGAAGGATTTATTGATAGATACGGGATGCCTGTTTTTTATAAACCAGAAAAACCTGTCTTAGGAGTCGATGGAGAAATGATTACTAATGGGGCGATAGACTACTGGCAAGCAGAAGTTGACTCCTTAAAAAAAGATCCTGATGCTTTGAATGAATACTACCGTCAGTTTCCTCGAAGTGTATCTCATGCATTTAGGGATGAAAGTAAATCCTCTCTTTTTAATTTAAGCAAAATATATCAACAGATCGATTACAATGACTCACTAATAATGGGTCAGCACGTTACGACTGGAAGATTTTATTGGAAAGACGGAGTGAAAGATACTGAGGTTATATTTAGCCCAGACCCTAAAGGAAGGTTTAAAGTTTCTTGGACCCCAAATAAATCATTAACAAATAAAAAACAAAACCGAAACGGAACTTATTACCCTGTTAATGAACACATAGGGGCTTTTGGATGTGACTCCTATGATATTTCAGGAACGGTAGGAGGAAGAGGTTCTAACGGTGCATTGCATGGATTGACTAAATTTAGTATGGAGCAAGCTCCTAGTAATGAGTTTTTTTTAGAGTACGTTGCCCGGCCGCAGACTGCTGAAATATTTTTTGAAGAAGTTTTGATGGCGTGCGTCTTTTACAGCATGCCTATTTTAGTGGAGAATAACAAGCCGAGACTTTTGTACCATTTTAAAAATAGGGGATATAGAGGATTTAGCATGAACAGACCAGACAGACACTTTAATAAACTATCTAAGGCTGAAAAAGAATTAGGAGGAATACCTAATACATCTGAAGACGTGAAACAATCACATGCCGCAGCTATTGAATCTTATATTGAAAAGTATGTAGGATTAGACCTTGAGGGAACATATAGGGACCCGAATGCTATGGGGACTATGTATTTTATGAGGACACTTGAAGAATGGTCTAGATTTGATATTAACAACAGAACTCAGTTTGACGCTAGTATTAGTTCGGGTTTAGCGGTAATGGCTAATCAAAAAAACCTCTATTTACCTGAACAAAAACAAACCAAAATAAATATTAACTTTGCAAGATATGCTAATAGTGGAATTTACAGCGAATTAATTAAATAGATGAAGGACGTAAAAATAAATATTTCATCTGTAGGTTTTCCAAGTCAGTTTGTATCAGACGCCGAAAAAGCCACCGACCAGTTCGGATTACAGATAGGACAAGCGATACAATACGAATGGTTTAGAAAAGACTCTAATGGGTGTAGATACTACAGTCAGTGGAGAGATTTCAATAGATTAAGACTTTATGCTCGTGGAGAGCAGTCAATTGCTAAGTATAAAAACGAATTAGCTGTTGACGGAGATTTGTCTTATCTAAATTTAGATTGGACGCCCGTCCCTATCCTTCCTAAGTTTGTAGATATAGTAGTAAACGGAATGCAAGACAGACTGTTTAAAGTAAAAGCTTATGCACAAGACGCGTTATCTCAATCTAAAAGAAGTAAATATCAAGACATGATAGAAGGTCAAATGGCCGCTAAACCTGTATTAAGTACGATAAAAGATGAAACTGGATTTGATCCATTTATAATGGACCCTGATGAATTGCCTGCATCCGATGAAGAGCTTTCATTGTATATGAATTTAAATTATAAGCCAGCAATAGAAATAGCGGAAGAAGAAGCTATAGATACTATGTTTGCAGAGAATCATTATGAAGATATTAGAAAACGAATAGACTATGACCAGATGGTTGTAGGTGTAGGCATGGCAAAGCATGAGTTTTTGGCAGGATCAGGAGTAAAAGTTTCCTACGTAGACCCTGCAAATGTGGTATATAGTTATACGGAAGATCCTTATTTTAAAGATTGTTTTTACTGGGGGGAAATAAAAACGGTTGGAATAAGTGAGTTAATAAAAATAGATCCTAAATTAACTAGAGAAGATTTAGAAAAAATATCTCAATATAGCCAAAGCTGGTACGATTACTTTAACACTGCTCAGTATTACGAGAATGATATATTTTATAGAGACACTTGTACTTTAATGTATTTTAATTATAAGACCACCAAAAAAATGGTTTATAAAAAAAAGATTACAGATACAGGGTCTAGTAGAATGATCGAAAAAGATGATACTTTCAATCCACCGGAAGAAATGTTGGAAGAAGGTAAGTTTGAAAAAATAGAAAAGACTATTGATGTATGGTATGATGGTGTTATGGTCATGGGCACTAACATAATCTTAAAATGGGAGCTTGCAAAAAATATGGTACGGCCTAAGTCGTCATCTCAACATGCTTTACCTAATTATGTGGCTGTTGCGCCTAGAATGTATAAAGGGGTAATAGAATCTTTAGTTAGAAGAATGATTCCTTTTGCAGATTTAATTCAAATGACACATCTTAAACTACAACAAGTGATAGCTCGAGTAGTTCCCGATGGTGTGTATATAGATGCCGATGGTTTAAATGAGGTTGATTTAGGTACAGGAGCCGCGTATAATCCAGAAGATGCACTTCGGCTTTATTTTCAAACAGGTAGCGTCGTTGGCCGTAGTTACACGCAAGAGGGAGAATATAATCAAGGGCGTACTCCTATTCAACAATTAACAAGTAATTCAGGGGCCTCAAAAACTCAAATGCTCATAGCAAATTATAATCATTACTTGGATATGATTAGATCAGTTACAGGTTTAAATGAAGCTAGAGACGGTTCGACCCCAAACCCAGATGCTTTAGTGGGTGTGCAAAAATTAGCGGCACTCAACTCAAACACAGCTACCCGCCATATATTAGACGGAAGTCTTTACATATATCGCACGTTAGCTGAAGCGCTAT